GGGAGTACATTAATTATGTTTAAATCGCCTATACATTGGTCTTTTTCTGCCGACTTACTGTACCTCACTAACTTAGCTAACTCCTCAATGTCTTTAGGTATACTTCTATCGGTTAGCACTGCTTGGATTTCTAATACTTGATTTAACGTCATATTTTTTCCTTTTCTAATTTATTTTCAAGTTGTTCGTCTGTATATACCAAAGTAAAATACTCTGGTATTTCATATCCATGTTTTTTTGCATACTTATTAGCAGAATAGAGGCTATTAAATATTTTAATACTTTGACTATTCAAATAGTCTAACCATTCTTTTTCATAGCCAGTTCTAAAAGTATTCCTACCTTTTACAGGCTCTCCCTCAGTTGGGGATATATATTTTTCTATTACATAATACAATTAATTTTTCCTTTCTCTACATATATAAGATACCTAGTTATACTAATAAACGCAACTGATGTCAAGCGTCAGTTGTATAACTAGGTTAAGATATTGTGTCTGTAGTATATTACACCTCCAATTCTTCTAATGATGCCTTCAATTCCTCTATCTCAGCTACAAGCTTCATCATAGTAGGTACGGATACTCTACGTAGCTTCTTATTGACGTACTTGGTCTCAAAAGTACCTTGTAACTTAGCTAACTTGGCACTTGTCTGCCTAGCTACCTTCTGCTTCCACAAGTCAGGGTTATTACCTATTAAGTAATTCCTTACATATATCATACGATTAAGCGTCTGACCATTTTCATCAGCCATCTGAGCTAATGTCCAAGTCTTACCTGTACTTGGGTTAATCTCCGTACAATGTGTAATGTAGAACTCTATAAGTCGAGTGTAGTCCATCTCACCTCTAGTTCTCTTACGTAGTGGGTCAAATGCTCCACCTCTGAATGAATTGAAAGGCAGTCCGTTTATGTTGAATATAGTCATTTTTATGTTCCTTTTTAAGTTTAATTCCACGATTGTGGAAAAGTTGTGGTGATTGATTCCTTGATACTAGGAGAATACTCGTTACTTACGCAATGGATAGGCTATGTTGCTTACGGTGCTATCCCAACAATCTCTACAGTCTCCACAAGAATACTTGTGCTTACCTTTATCTCTATTGTTCTCTGCACTAAACTTCTTAGCCATACATATATTGCCTACTTTAGCTTCAGATGTAGTCTTATCGTAAAATTCTTGTATTTGTTCTGGTGTGTACGTTTTCTCCTTTCCTTTTTGCCAACCCTCTACAGTAAAGGTTGTAGATGTGTGAACTCCTGCCTTAGTTGGCTTGAGGTCATTCATATGTGTAGAAAACCTAACTACTGCATTCTTAGGTATATCTCTAATTTTTAGAGCATCTCTCCACAGTTTATACTCTTTAGATGGTATCCAATGTTTAAGCCAAGGTGTTTTCTCGCATACCTCTAGTATGTCTAAACACTCTTGAACTGTCCATACATCGCCACTATCCCACCATCTGAAATACTCGTCATCATAGCACTCAGCATATAGCGTAGCTACCATACGAGGAACAAAATCTATATGTTCTATAAAATTCTTAACTCGTTCATGCTTCGCCTTGACATTATCCATACGATAGAAACCTCTCAAGGCATAGCAATCAAAGCATACTGAACCTTCAATCTTTGCCAGTTTTGCTCCTACCTTACACGCAAACGCACTCTTGCTGAAAGATTTTGAAGGCATCTTTGACGTTTTGGAAAGTATGCTACCTACAGCCATTTTATCCTAACTCCTCTTCTATAATTGCATCTAATCTAGCTTCATCGTCTACTAAAAACTTATCGTCACCTTCATACGCTAAGTTGGTAGCGAACTCCTCGACTATATCATCTTTAGCTATGTATCTCGCTAAAGCATCAGCCATTAGTTTATTGTTTATCTTTTTCATTTAACTTCTCCTTTTTCCAAATCTTTTATTTATAGTATCTATTACTGTAAGATACTCATCCCAATAAACCAACTCTAATTCTTCGTTGTGGTCTTTCATTGCTCTTGAAGCATTTAAGCAATCCTGTTTAGCGTGAAGCAAAGCATCCATAGAATACGTGCTATACTTTTCATCCCATTCAGCAAATTGTTTTGCAGTTGCACCAGACATTATATTAAAACTCCTATATGTTAAAAAATGTGTACTCCACAATTGTGAGGTACGGAAAAGATGGAAAAAATACAACCATCACATATACGCACCAAATAATATTATCCCATCTGCGACTTTTACCACAGAGAAGAGTTGACCCTCGTAGATAATAAAAAATGATGCGTATAGACTATGTTTGTAAATTTATTTTTGCTGACAAAGGACTGTATAAAATACAACTAACTTGTCAGCACCTGCTTTAATCACGTTTACATAGGGGGAGTCTTAGGCAACGCTATCAACGGTTTTATAGCCTGACGTTCCAACATATCGTGTATACTTACTTTCGCCTTTGACGCATGGAATGGCTTAAAAACATACTGGCGTATTGTATGTATTCTGCAAGTATAGAGTAATTACATATAACCGTTATTGAGCTACTAATCTAATAAAATATGCTTTCCATCTACCTTTGCCGTGTTAGTGTGTACTCCACAATTGTGAGGTACAGATTTTCTAACTTCCACTCGAATCTGAGCCGTGTTCTACACTTCGTTCCCTAGTTTTTAAGGTGGGGGATTTACTAGGGCAAAATCCCAACCCACGCTATATTCACAATTTCAAAGAGCCTAGTTGATAACGCTATAGAATTGCTAGCAACTGATATCACTATACCACACCTGATAAGCATTGTCAATGCACACCCAATTTATAGGCATTAGGCTAGCTTACAATTTTTGGAAGTGTACTCCACAATTGTGAGGTACAGATTTTCCACTCCACCCCACCCCACTCCTATCATTTATTCCTATCATACCAAACCACTCCTATCATTCCTGTCATGCCAGAAAAAAAAAAAATAAAAAAAAAAAACAAAAAACAAAAAAAAACCATACTGAAAAGTATGGCTGTAAAAAGTATATAAATAATATTTTTTTATATTTCTGATAAGTACGCTAAAACAAAACAGCCTACAACTAATAAATTTAACGGCATAAAAAAACTATAATAATACTTCATTTTTATTTACCTCCTTTATTTTAAAAGTTGTACCCCACAATTGTGAGGTACAAACATTGTTTATGTTTTCAATTAAGAATTAAATTCAATTGAGTTTATCTCATTAATTAAAAACTTAATCGTTTCCTCTTCCGTAAAATCCTTACAATGAGTAGACTTAGCTAGTCTTTTACTTGCAGATATAAAGTCTTTTAATTCATCAGACTTAGCTTTCTCTTTTACTTTCACTTCATTAACAGCATTTAAATAGGCTTGCATCATATTTCGTAAAGTTGATGGATTATCGACCTTATGAAAAGTATCAATTCTTCGAGACAATTGACCATCAGGATTACTAGCTTTATTGTGTACAGTAAACTTTTCTTCATTAGATACCATACGAGAAAACAGTTTATTTTCTCTTTCCTGTCTACCACACCAACCAATGTCAGTTAAAAATTTTGAAAATTGCTTTTCATCTAATTCATTCCAGATTTGAGATATAGGCTTGTGAAAATCTTTTTTCAATTCAATAGCTTTATTTTCATTTGAGAAGTTTTCTTTTTTCAATTGGTCTTGCTTAATCGAAACAATATTTCCCATTTTTACCAGTATTGAACAACCATTTAAACTATTTTTATTATAAGATAAAACTAGAGAATTAAAGTTTTTAACTTCTGGTATCATGGTTGTAACATTAACTTTAGTTGTAGTATTTGAAACAATGTTTTCGTTTTTAATTTTAGTTTGTACGTTCATTTTATATTTTCCTTTTTAAAAGTTGTACCACACAATTGTGAGGTACGAGTTGTGTCGTTATTGACAATTATTAGATTACACTAATTTTCAACTAATTATATAGTTAATTTACTTTTATTAAATATAGTTGCTAGTAGTGATAAAAATAACACAATACAGGATGTACATGATTTTTAATCTATTCGTGTTTCATTTCGTGGCGGTATGGTTTTTGAAAGCAACTTTTGAAACAACGAGTATCAATATAGTATTAATCAACTGACTATATAACAGTTAATAGATAAATCAAGATATAGTATCCTATGAAATACAAATACTAAACCCATGTAAACGCTACCAAAATTCCTTGCATAGTGACATTTGTGCAACACATGGGTACGCAGGGGTCACCCGGTCTACCTACGTATATATACATGTAGAAATACACAGATGGGGTATTTAAGGTGTTAACCACATATAAATACTGTTGCATATATACCACTATTATATACAAAATAGCCTATTTATAGACAAATTTGTTACAGATTTACATAAAAATGCAAAACAGGTATTGACACGCTTCTATTTATAGGTATAATTAGTGTATAACACATTTAATGTTTAACATTTAGATGAAAGAAAAAACAATAAAAGTGTAAATAACATCTAATGTAACATCTAATGTGTTAAAAAAGAGTAATATTAGTGTTGACAAATAAAAATAAAAGAGTAAAACTATATCCATCTGATTCTGTAATAGAATTATTTTATGAAGCATTAGCTAAAGAAGACACAAAAGCGTTACGTAGAGTGCATATACCTAAAAGTGATGTATTTTACGTACAAAAAGCTATTGAGTTGCGTACAGGAATAAGATATACCTTAGACCACATAGAGAGAGCTATGTATTTAGAAGGGCATTTACGTGCTGATGAAGTATTAGACTTTAAACGTAAGCGAGGATATTGTAGTTATGACATCGAAAGTTCCACATAATCCTAGATTAGATGTATCTGTTAAAAAATACGGAATTAAAAATAATCTAACGAATAAATTTATAGAGAATAGACCTGTACAATATGCTTCTGCATTTAAAAAACAGCCTAAATCAGGTTCAGGCAAAAGGTTTTTTAATTATAACACAGTAAAGATAAATAAATGATAACCCCTGAAGGACTATCTGCGTGGAGAATTATTCCACGTTTACTTATTTTAAGCTACATGGTTGTATTTTACCAGACATGTAACTGGTTTATGAGTCTTCCAGACCCGAATAATGCACAGGCAGGATTTGTATCTGTTGTTGTAGGTGCAGGTGCTGCGTGGTTTGGTTTGTACGTAAATGGTAATAGAGCTACCGTACAAGTTCAATCTAAGATGGAGACCAGAGATAATGCGTAAAAAGGTAATTAAAGCACATCAAGGTATGGCTCACGTACCTAGAACTGGTGGTCAACGACCTCCTACAAGACCACCTACAAAAGGAAGAGGCAGACCTCCTACAGGTAGACGTATGATTGGTTTGCCACAAAAATTTAGAGGTGGCGGTAGAAGACCTAACACTCAAGAACAAAATCTTCCTGCATGGGCAAAAAAAGCTTCAGGTGGTAGAGGACCTACACAAGCACCAAAAATTAGTCCTAAAGTGGCTCAACCTATTCCTCAAGATTCACCTATGAAACAACCTAAAGCACCTACTACTGGCAATCCATATAAAAAAGGCAGTCATAATTATGAAGTTTATGAAGGTAGAGGTGGAAGAAAAGCTTTTCCGACTATTTATAAACCTCCTACACAAACTCCTCCAATCCCTGTTCAAAAAGAAATTACTCAACCAACAGTTTATACAGGACCTAGGTTTGTAGTCTCTAAGCCTATACCACGAGGAAAATCTTTAAATGCTTTTCGTACTGTAAATAAAGGTGGTTATATATCTAGAGCTAAGTATGGCATAGTTGATAATCTTAAAAAAGGAAAATAATAAATGGAACTAATAAAATCAATTACGGTACTCATTCTATCTGTAGGTCTTATGAGTTTGTTAGGACTTATAGTAGTCGATGAATTTATGATGGCTGCAGAGTTTGGTGGCGAATTAGACCCAAATATAATAGAATTACTACAAATGTCTATTACAGGTATTGTGGGTATTGTAGCAGGTTTCTTAGCTTCTGGCAATGCAAGTAAGTCCAAAGGCGGTTGCAATAACCCTGACTGTAAATGTTAATAGGAGATAAAAATGTTTGAACGAATTAAAACTTTCTTTAAAGAACGAGGCGAAGGGACTGCGTGGGATTTAGATTACGGTAAACTTATTATTATAGGTCTATGTATTTACATAGCTGTCAATATCTAATATGAGTATCTTAACGAGCCTTATAGGACCAGTATCAGGAATCCTAGATAAGGTTGTAGAGGATAAAGACCAAAAAGCTAAACTAGCTCACGAATTAGCAACTATGGCTGACACACATGCTCAACAAGCGTTGTTAGCTCAACTAGAGATAAACAAAGCGGAAGCAGCAAGTGGCAGCGTATTTAAAGGCGGTTGGAGACCCTTTGTAGGTTGGGTATGTGGCATAGCCTTATTGTATCACTTTATTCTTTCACCGCTTATACTATTCGGAATATCCCTTACAGGTATAACTATACCGCCTATACCTGAGTTTGATATGGGAAGTTTAATGACGGTATTAATGGGTATGTTAGGCTTGGGAGGCTTACGTACATATGAAAAACAAAAGGGGTTAACCAAATGAAAAATAAAAAGAAAGACTTAGTTATAGCGATAGGTATGGTAGATAGCAATAAAAAGAAAAAGAAGAAAAAGAAAATGGCTATGGGTGGAATAATGCCTATGCAAGAGCGAAAAATTAATCCTAGTACAGGACTAGCTATGAAAAAAGGTGGTATGATTGACATGCGTAAAACTGGTATGTTCTATGGTGGCATGGCTCGTAAGAAGTAGTAGTGTCTAAAGAATGCCCTGTATGTAAAACACCTAAAAAAATATATAACGTATACACCCGACAACAAAAATGGAAAAAAGTAGAAGAAGTATGTGTACCCTGTAAAGAAAAGGCAGATAAAGAATTATTAAAAAAGTTATCGCCAAAACAACCTTAAAAGGAGTTTAAAATGAAATTACGTATTTTAATAAGCATGTTAGTTTTCTCAGCAATAGCTTTACCGTCATTGGCACGAGACCAGATTCAGATTGTTGGTTCATCAACAGTGTTCCCCTTTTCTACGATAGTTGCGGAACGTTTTGCTAAGAACACCTCTTTCAATGCACCCGTTATAGAGTCAACTGGAACAGGCGGAGGTGCTAAATTGTTTTGCGCAGGTATAGGACTTGAGCATCCTGATATAACCAATGCAAGTAGAGCTATGAAGTCTTCCGAAAAGGAAATTTGTACAGCAAATGGAATTACTCCACAGGAATTTTTAATTGGTTATGATGGAATAACATTTTCAAATTCTCGAACTGTTGAGCAATTTTCTTTAACAAAAGAGCAAATATTCAAAGCAGTTTCGGCAAAAATAATGTCAAATGGAAAAATGGTTGAAAACGGTTATAAATTTTGGAGTAACATTGATGAGTCGCTCCCAAAAGTAAAAATAGATGTCCTTGCTCCTCCTCCATCATCTGGAACAAGAGATGCGTTTGTAGAGTTAGTAATGCATGATGTTTGTAAGAAGGTCTATAAAATGGAAAAGAAAGGTGACGCAGGTTATAAAGCTCAGTGTTCTGCCTTAAGAGAGGATGGTCATGTCGTTGAGGTTGGCGAGAATGACAACCTTATTATTGAAAAGTTGGCTGATAATTCAGAACGATTTGGTATTTTTGGCTTTTCCTTTTTAAATCAAAATACAGACCGTGTGCAGGGTTCACTGGTAAATGGCGTTGCACCTAGCTTTGATACAATCGCAGATGGCTCATATAAAGTTAGCCGCCCACTCTTTTTCTATGTGAAAAAAGAGCATATTGGTGTAGTTCCCGGAGTTCAGGAATTTGCCGATTATTTTATGAGTTTGACTGACGCAGATGGTCCTCTTGCTGAAGTTGGGTTAATTCCTCTCAACTAATTTATTATTAAACATAAAGGAAATACAACATGGGATTTACTCTCTCACAACGAAGCTTAGATAGACTTGAAGGTGTCCATAATGACATGGTACGAGTTGTTAAAAAAGCTATAGACTTAACTAAAGTAGACTTTGGCGTTATATGTGGACTGCGAACTATAGAAGAACAGAAAGCATTGGTAGACAAAGGAGCGTCGCAGACCATGAAATCAAAGCACCTAGATGGATTAGCTGTAGATTTGATGGCTTACATAGGAGGGAGGGCTTCATGGGAGTTGAACCTATATGACGATATAGCGGATGCCATGATGGAAGCTGCAAAGCTTGAGGACGTATCTGTACGTTGGGGTGCAGCTTGGCATATAAATAATATAGCTACGTGTGGCATGACTATGGAACAAGCTATGAATAGCTATATAGATGCACGTAGAGCCGAAGGACGTAGACCTTTTATAGATGGTCCACATTTTGAATTAAGTAAAGCGTATTAATATGTGGATGCCTATTGTAATGATTTGTGCTAATATGTATGCTAATAGCTGCACAGTTGTAACCAGTGTAGGTAAGTATTATGACACAAAAGAAGAGTGTTTTGAAGTATCTATACAGAAAGCATCAGCAGCTACAAACACACCTCAAATATTTTATGCACTTCCAATGTGTCAAGAAGTAGTTTTAGGTAAGGAAATATAAACTATGGCTAGTGTTCTAGGTTCAGCTAGATATAAAAATGTTAAGTTAGATTTAACAACTACAAATGTAACAACTTTATATACGTGTCCTAGTTTAATGAATACATTTATTACGTCTATTCTTGTATCAGAAGATAGTGGAAATGCAGATACCATAACTCTTACAGTTACAAACGGTAGTGATGTTTTTAGTATATATAAAGATAAAGCTGTATCCGCTAAAGGAACTATAGATTTAATTAGTAATGAACTTATATTAATACCAGATGACATATTAAAAGTTACCGCAGGTACAGCAAATAGATTACATGTTGTAGCTTCTTTATTTGAAGTGCAAAAAGCAGGATAAAATAACATAACAGAAATGCAAAAACTGTAGGTAGTAAAACTTTAAAAATTCAGTATAACTATTTCCTTGTACAAACAATAACAAAAGGAGGTAGTACAATGTCAAGATTTATGAGAAAAGTAAGAGTATGGTTTAAACAAATGGAAAAAGCTAGGTCTAATAGACTTGCAATGCAAGAACTAGAAAAATTTACAGACAGAGAATTGCAAGATTTAGGTTTTGGACGTAGTGAAATATATAGCAGAGTTCATGGAATAAAGTAAAATGGCAAAAACAGCAGCTTGGACTAGAAAAGAAGGAAAAAACCCTTCTGGTGGTTTAAATAGAAAAGGCGTTGCGTCTTATCGTAAAGCTAATCCCGGTTCTAAATTAAAAACTGCTGTTACAACTAAACCATCTAAACTAAAAAAAGGGTCTAAAGCTGCTAATAGAAGAAAATCATTTTGTGCTAGAATGAGTGGCATGAAGAAAAAGTTAACTTCAAGTAAAACAGCTAATGACCCTAAATCTAGAATTAACAAATCATTAAGGAAGTGGAACTGTTAAATGGCAGCTAAAAAATCTACAGTAAATAAAGCAGGTAATTACACCCAACCTTCAAAAAGAAAAGCTATATTTAATAGAATTAAAGCAGGTGGTAAAGGCGGTTCTCCCGGTCAATGGTCTGCTCGTAAAGCTCAAATGTTAGCGAAACAATATAAAGCAGCAGGTGGTGGTTATAAGTCGTGACTAAACGAAAAGACCCTTTAAAGGGAACAGGTAAAAAACCTAAAGGTAGCGGTAGAAGACTATATACAGACGAAAATCCTAAAGATACAGTCAGTATAAAGTTTGCTACCGTAGCTGACGCAAAAGCTACTATAGCTAAAGTTAAAAGAATAAATAAACCTTACGCTAGAAAGATACAAATCTTGACAGTGATGGAACAACGTGCTAAAGTAATGGGGAAAACTGAAGTTGTAAGATTAGCTAAACAAGCTAAACTTCAGTTAAAAAAGCAAAAGGAAAAGGAAAATGCTTAATGCCCTATTTACAAAGCAATGTACCCTATTTTAAAGCGTGGGTACGAAAAGAATATACGTGTAACCATGAACAGTATCATGGAGAGTTTTTACACTGTATGGTGATAGCAGTAACGAGTATGCCAAACAGATGTTTAAGTTTTCAAGTTATCTTTACTGGTTGTGAATCTGATGATACAGATGAACCAAATGTACACGGTGGAGCAATGTGGGCTAGGATGCCCATTACAGCATTAGTAGGTGATACTTTAGTCGAAGATTGGGCAGAAGAATTACCAACATACGTAGCTCAACCTTGGGATTGTATGTCACATGACCATTCTGTGTACGTTTTAAACAGAGCGACTCCTGCACCTTGGATTGCAAAAGTTGATGGAGAGTTCTATCCTGCTAAATATTATTTTACTGTAGACTACACAGGCAGTGAGATAGCTGATGACCCTGCACAACACAAACAAAGTCATGTGCTAGAATTGATGGACGCAGGTAAATACACAGGTAACATAGTAGCGTTGCCTAATAACAGAGTAAGAGTAACCCACCCTGCGTGGTTTGAAACAGGAGAAGGAGCACCAGATTTTAAACCTAATCAACATGTGTTCCATTCTAAACTAGAGACTAAGTACGTTTGGGATACCCAACGTGTATTTAATAATCTATATAGTAAAAAGGAGAAATAGATATGGCTGCAAAAAAGAAAATGCCGATGGTTAAGAAGAATGGTAAAATGATTCCTGCTTTTGCTGCAGATGGAAAAGGGAAAATGGCTAAAGGGGGTATGACAAAAAAGAAAAAAGGTTACGCTAAAGGTGGAGCTATGATGAAGAAAAAAGGCTACGCTAAAGGTGGAGCTATGGCAATGAAGAAAAAGAAAAAGAAGTAATGGCATTAGCTAAATCTCAACAAAGTCTTAAATCTTGGACAAAACAAAAGTGGAGAACTAAAAGTGGAAAACCTTCTACACAAGGTTCAAAAGCTACAGGAGAGCGTTATCTTCCAAGTGCAGCTATTAAAAATCTCTCTTCTGCTGAATATGCTGCAACTACAAAAGCTAAACGAAAAGCTAAAGCTAAAGGTAAGCAACACGCTTCTCAACCTAAAAACATTGCTAAAAAAACTAAAAGGTTTAGGAAAATATGACAAAAAATCTAACTGAAAAACAACAAAAGTTTTTAAATGTGCTATTTGATGAAGCAGATGGAGATGTAACTTTAGCTAAACAGTTAGCAGGATACGCTGATGGTTCATCTACTACTGAAGTTATTCGTTCTTTAAAGGAAGAAATAGCAGAGTCAACAAAAGAATACCTAGCTAGAGTCGCTCCTAGAGCGGCTTTTTCTATGGCTAATGCTCTAGATGACCCTACAGAATTAGGCATACGAGATAAAATGGCAGCAGCTAAAGATTTATTAGATAGAACAGGGTATTCAAAAACTGAAAAAATGGAAGTTAGTGTGCCTAACGGTATTTTTGTTCTTCCACCTAAAGAAGCAGAAGATGGCGTATAAAAGAAACTATAGAAAAGAATATGTTACACATGGAGCTTTGCCTAGTCAGAAAAAACGTAGGGCATCTCGAAACGCAGTGCGAAATAAACTAGCTAAAGCAGGTGCAGTTCGTAAAGGAGATGGAAAAGAAGTAGACCATAAAAATATGAATCCTTTAGATAATAGAGCTAAAAATATTAGAATAGTACCTAAAGCTGTTAATAGACGCAAACAACCTAAAAGAAGGTTAAAATAAAATGAGTAATGCAGATAGTTTAGGATTTTGGCAGTTACCAGAACCAGAACCTGAAAAAGAAACAAAAGAATGGTTGCCAATACCTAGAATAGCTGTTAAAATACCTTTTGGATACGAAGTGTCAACAGAAAACAGAGCTATACTTTTACCTATAAAGCATGAATTAGAAGCATTAGAGAAAGCTAAAAAATATTTAAAACAATACAGCTATAGAGAAGTCGCTCGTTGGCTAACAAAAACAACAGATAGATATATTTCACATGTAGGGTTAACTAAACGAGTAAAAGATGAGCAACAGCGTAAGAAACAAATTAAAATTAAACGCCAATGGGCTGAGAAATACAAAGCAGCACTCGAAGCGGCAGAAAAACTCGAAACACAAAGAATTGGAGCATATAGAGACTGCACCAATACCGAAATCAATATCGTCCAATAACACTACGGATTTATACGGTGGACGCAAAGTTATTTTTGAACCTAATAAAGGTCCACAAACACAGTTTTTAGCTTCTAGTGAACGAGAGGTACTGTATGGTGGTAGTGCAGGTGGCGGTAAATCTTATGCGATGCTTGCAGACCCACTGCGATACATTACACATCCACAGTTTTCTGGATTACTTATACGACATACGACAGAAGAGTTAAGAGAATTAGTTTGGAAATCACAAGAATTATACCCTAAAGCTATTCCCGGCATCAAATGGTCTGAAAGAAAAATGCAATGGGTTAGTCCTCAAGGTGGAAGACTTTGGTTTTCGTATTTAGATAGAGATGATGATGTATTACGGTATCAAGGTTTAGCATTTAGTTGGATTGGATTTGATGAACTTACACAGTGGGCTACCCCTTTTGCTTGGAATTATTTACGCTCTCGTTTGCGTACACCTGCTACAGACTTACCTATAGCTATGAGAGCTACAACTAACCCCGGAGGAGCAGGACATCAATGGGTTAAAAAAATGTTTATAGACCCTGCACCTCAAAATACAGCTTTTGCTGCTACAGATATTGAAACTGGAAGACCTCTTACGTACCCTAAAGGTCACAGTAAAGAAGGACTTCCATTATTTAAACGCAGATTTATACCTGCTAAATTATTTGACAATCCTTATTTAGCTGAGTCAGGTGATTACGAAACAATGCTCTTATCTCTTCCAGAGCATCAAAGAAAACAACTATTAGAAGGTGATTGGGATGTTGCAGAAGGTGCAGCTTTTTCAGAATGGAATAGAGAAATACATGTTATTGAACCATTTGATATTCCTAAAAGTTGGAAGAAATTTAGGGCTTGTGACTATGGTTATGGAAGCTACAGTGGTGTTGTTTGGATTGCTGTTAGTCCATCTGAACAATTAGTAGTATATAGAGAGTTATATACACATAAAGTATTAGCTACAGATTTAGCTGATATGATTTTAGAAGCTGAGAAAAATGACGGAACTATTTCTTACGGTGTTCTTGATAGTAGCTTGTGGCATAAACGTGGGGATACTGGTCCATCTTTGGCAGAACAGATGATACAAAAAGGTTGTAGATGGAGACCGTCAGATAGAAGCAGAGGAAGTCGAGTTGCAGGTAAAAATGAAATACATAGAAGATTGCAAATTGACGAGTTCACAGAAGAGCCTCGTTTGGTATTTTTCAATAGCTGCACAAATATTATTTCTCAACTTCCATCATTACCTTTGGACAAGAAAAACCCCGAAGACATAAATACTAACGCAGAAGACCACTTATATGATGCTTTAAGATATGGTATCATGTCTCGACCTAGAAGCAGTTTGTTTGACTACAATCCTATGACTACTATTTCTGGATTTAAAGCAGCAGACCCTAATTTTGGATATTAAATATGGCAATAAAACAAGACGAAGTATCATTTGACACAGATGAAGTTTCAGCAGTAGAAGATAACGATTCTACTTTGCAGTCAGAATCATCTGTTGTAGCATTTGTAAATGAAAAATACTCTAAAGCTGAAACATCTAGATATACAGATGAACAAAGATGGTTAAAAGCTTATAAAAACTATAGAGGTTTATACGGTGCAGATGTTCAGTTTACAGAAGCTGAAAAATCTAGAGTATTTATTAAAGTAACTAAAACTAAAACTTTAGCTGCTTACGGACAGATAATAGATGTACTATTTGGAAATACAAAGTTTCCACTAGGTATCGACCCTACAGTTTTACCAGATGGTGTAGCTGAAGCTGCTCACTTTGATATAACACCTAATACTAATACAGAGTTAAATAAAAAAGAAGCTACAGGAGCTAAACCTTTTATTTTAGATAATGAAGGTAATCCTGTAAATATTGAGGGTGCAACAGAAGATGATTTATCTGGACGATTAAGTTATTTAAAAGACTTTTTATCTCCTGTATCAGATAAACTTACAGAAGGTGAAGGTACTACTAAAAGTAAAGTTACATTTCACCCTTCTATGATTGCAGCTAAAAAGATGGAAAAGAAAATACATGACCAGTTAGAAGAGTCAGGTACAAATAAACAGTTACGTCACGCTGCATTTGAGATGGCACTTTTTGGTACAGGTATAATGAAAGGTCCATTTGCTATAGATAAAGAATATCCTAACTGGAATGAAGAAGGAGAGTATGACCCATTAGTTAAAACTGTGCCTTCAACAAGTCATGTGTCTATTTGGAATTTTTATCCTGACCCTGATGCAGATAACATGGATGAAGTTGAATATGTTATAGAGCGACATAAAATGTCTAGGTCACAATTACGAGCATTAAAGAATAGACCTTACTTTAGAGATGAAGCTATAGATACAGCTATAGATATGGGAGAATCTTATGTTCGTAAGTATTGGGAAGACCACATGGAAGATGAGTCTGTTAATGTAAAAACAGATAGATATGAAATTTTAGAGTTTTGGGGTCACGTAGATACTACAATCTTAGAAGAAAATGGTTTAGAGATACCTAAAAAACTAGCTAACTTAGACCAAATAAATGTTAATATATGGGTATGCCAAGGACAAGTATTGCGTTTAGTTCTTAATCCATTTACACCTGTGCGTATACCGTATTATGCTGTACCTTATGAATTAAATCCGTATAGCTTTTTTGGTGTAGGTATAGCTGAGAATATGGACGATACACAGACATTAATGAATGGCTTTATGAGAATGGCTATTGACAACGCTGCGTTATCTGGTAATCTTATAATTGAAGTAGACGAAACAAATCTAGTTCCCGGTCAAGACATGAGTGTATACCCCGGAAAAATCTTTAGAAGACAAGGGGGTGCTCCCGGTCAAGCTTTGTTTGGAACTAAGTTTCCGAATGTAGCAGGGGAAAATATGCAACTTTTTGACAAAGCTAGAGTGTTAGCGGATGAAAGTACAGGCTTTCCTTCTTTTGCTCACGGTCAAACTGGTGTACAAGGTGTAGGTCGAACAGCTAGTGGTATATCTATGTTGATGTCTGCAGCTAATGGTTCTATTAGAAATGTCGTTAAAAACGTAGATGATTATCTGTTAGCTCCATTAGGTAAAGCTTTCTTTAGTTTTAATATGCAGTTTGATTTTGACCCTTCTATTAGAGGTGACTTAGAGATAAAAGCTCAAGGCACTGAAAGTTTAATGGCGAATGAAGTTAGAAGTCAACGATTAATGCAGTTCTTAGGTGTAGTTTCAAATCCTGTATTAGCTCCTTTCGCTAAGATGGATTACATAGTTAGAGAAATAGCTAAATCTATGGATTTAGACCCTGACAAACTAACGAACTCGTTAGCTGACGCTGCCGTACAAGCAGAGCTACTACGAGAAATGAATCCTCAACAACAGCCATTAGCACCACAGCAACAACAACAAGAAGAAGGACAAATGGGTGCAGGAGTTGACCCTAATGACCCAACAGGAGCAGGTGGTGGCAATATAGGCACAGGTCAAGTTCCATTACCTAATGAACAAGGATTTTCAGGCAATGAACAAGGACTTAACGAACCCCCTCAAGCAACTGGTGAACAACCCCCAACTTTGGCAGGACTTCAGTAATTACGTAGATTTTTTAATTAACGAACAGCATAGAGTATTTGAACAAGCATCAGAAGATAGAATAATGTGGAAAACGCAAGGAGCTATTACAGCTTTGCGTAGACTTAAAAGATTAAAGGATGAAATAAATGGCAACAGAAGCAGTTAATGAACAAATGAAAATGGCGTTTATGGATGACGGTATGGAACGTGACCCTGTAAGTGGTAATGATATACCTACTGGCTCATTAGCTGAAGAAGTTAGAGATGATGTACCTGCCATGTTAAGTGAGGGAGAATATGTAGTTCCTGCTGATGTATTAAGATTTTATGGTATAAAATTTTTTGAAGACTTACGAGCAAAAGCTAAAGAAGGTTTAGCTAGAATGGAGTCTATGGGTAGAATAGGTGGAGAGCCAATAGAAGAAGAAGGAGAACCTAGTAATGTACTTCCCTTTCCTGTAGAAGAATTAGAGACAGAAGAAGAAGAGATAGAGATGGCTGTAGGTGGTTATGTAGGATACGATGAAGGTGGAGCAGAATTAGGTATGCAACATATATTTCTACATAATCCTGAAATGGGAACATATAGAATACTTCCTGCAGGAATGGTAGGTCGTGCTCCCGGTGATGTAACAATAACAGAAGCAGAGTATAGAGCTGCTATAGGAGATGAATTAGCAGATACAAGAATAGCAGAAGCTAATGCTAGAATTAATAATAACAACAATAATCAAAATAATAATAATAATGAAAAAGCAGAAGAACCTAATATTACATCTGGTACGCCTAATTGGGTAAATTCTCCTTCAGGTAGTGGTCCTTTTATGATGGTCATTACTCCTTTAACAAATCCTATTACAGGAGAAGTTTTTAATGCTCCTCATTCAGGCTATTCTGTAAAATCTGAAGAAGAAATAAAAGCTTTAATGGCTCAAGAAGAGAAAGAGGAAGAAAAAGAAGAAGATAAAAAAGAAGGACAAGAAGATAGTAGCAGTAGTGAAAGTGGATTCCGACAAGTACAATATTGGAATGGACAAGATGAAAGTACAATATTTACAGCTACCTTTATAGGTAATGTACCTATATCTCATTCTCCTACACAGTTAGAAAAATATGTTCCGTATGTTTCTCAAGCTGATGATGGTGAAGGCGGTGATGAAGGAGATAGTTCTGCACCTAAAGAAACTAGAGAAGAAAGAACAAAAAGAAGAAGTAAAGAAAGATTTCAAGAGATGCATGAAAAACAAGAAGAAAAAACTAAAAAACTATATCCTGAAGGCTTTGGTTCTGAAAGAATAGCTAGAACAGAAGATGAAATATTTGATTACGCAAAACAACTTAAAGGTTTTGGACCTATGAATATAGGAATAGATGACATCATAACTAAAATTCCGGGCATAGGTAATTTAACTTCTGGTCTATTAGCTAAACAACATAAAGATATATTAGAAGATGCAAAAGAAATATATGATGACCCTGAAGCCTATAATAATTTATCAGATGAAAGAAAAATAATATTAGATAATTTAGTAGCAGGTGCAGAAGGCTATACGCCCGGAAGAAGTTTTGCTCATCAAGGATTAGATGCTTTTGGAAAACTATTTTCTCCTACTTCTTCTAAAAAACCTAATACAGGTAGTAGTAGTATTAGTAGTAGTGATTACGATGAAGCTAGAAGAAAAAAACGTAAAGATAAAAGGCGTCAAGACAGAATAGACAAAGATACATCAGGTAAATTAAAAGCACAAGACAATATAAAAAAGGCTGCAGATAAAGCAGGAATAAAAACAGGAACAGGTAAGAATAAGGTTTATACTGGTGGAGGACAGTATGGAGGATTTAATAAAGGTGGACTAATGCGTAAAGGCAAAAAATAGTGCATACTATAAAAGATAACAATAAAAATAATAATTGGCTACTCAACATCACATTGACCCCAAATATAAAGGAGCATATATATGCCAGAATTAGAACAAGTAGAAAAAACAAAAGTTGCAGGATTTGTAGATAGGCGTGGAAGCAAAGGCAACAAAGCTCGTATTGAAAAAGACGAACAGGAGCTTAAAGAACTCCTTGCCGAGAGAGAAGGAAAAGGGATTCAAACAGAGGAAACTCAAGAATCTCAAACAGCTTCAACTGCAGAAACAAAAGAAAAAGATGGAGTATCAACAGAGGCTATTGGAAAAGAAGAAGAGTCTTTTAAGAAAAGATATGGCGATGTTAGAAGACATCTTGCGACTAAGGAGAAAGAGTTCAACGCTAGAATACAAGAATTAGAAACTCAACTCTCTAAAGCTACTAAAAATGAATTAGTCTTACCTAAATCAGAAGAAGAAATAGCAGAATGGACTAAGAAATATCCTGATGTAGCTGCAATCGTTGAAACTATAGCGGATAAAAAAGCTAGAGATAGGTCTTCCGACTTAGATAAACGACTACAAGAAATAGAAACTCTACGTGAATCAGCTACAAAAGAAAAAGCAGAAGCTGAATTAATGGCTTTGCATCCTGATTTTGCTGATATAAGAGAAGATGATGCGTTCCATGAGTGGGCGGATGAACAGCCTAAATGGGTACAAGATGCTCTATATGAAAATAGTGATGATGCTAAATCTGTATCTAGAGTATTGGATTTATATAAACAAGATAAAGGAATCTCTAAAGATAAAGCTAAGTCTTTCT